CCTTCGGCGCTGGCACGCCCTGGGGCCACACCATCGGAAGATCGGCGGCTGCCAGCGGGTTGTCCCTGATGGCGGCGATGCGAGCCTTGATGAAGCCGAACATCTGATCCATCCAAGATTTGTCGTCGAAGACCACCGGCTCGTCGGCCTCGACCTCGGGAAGCTCGGCGAAGATCTGCACCACCGGTGACGCATACGTCCCGTTGCGCCATTTCCGGCGCCAGTCCTTGATTTCGTGGACGAGGTACGCCCCGTAGTTTCCAACCTCCAAGTCGCACCAGATGAACTCGCACGTCTCAGCGTTCGCTGGCATGTGGACGATGATCCCCCACTTCTGCTCGATCTCCGGCGTCGGCATGAAGCAGTCCTGCTCCACGTCGTAGAACTCGCCCTGTGCGTAGATCGCCATTTGGACGTGGTAGCCAGGCAGTGAGAAGTCGAGAGACTTTCCCGTTTTAAGGTCGCCGATGATGAGCGTGCCGACTGGCAGGAATCCACCGTCAGGCGTCTCCAGTGGCTTCGTCAGGCGGTACAGACGGTCACACGTTCCAGCGGCCCGGTACTCTTCGTTCGCCACCGTGTACTCGAACAGTTCAGACACGATGCCGAGCCGATCCATCTCGGCGCTGTACGCCTCCAGCGACGCACGGAACGGACCAGGGTCGAAGTCGTCGTCAGGATCTTCCCAACGTTCCGACATGGCGTGCAGTGCGGTGCCGGTATCGGACGCCTGGTTGCCACGGCCAGCCTGAATGGCCTTCTCCTGAAGCTTGCGCTTCTGCGCCTTGTCGTCGTCGGACACTGCGATCCATTCGGCTTGCAAGGACTTGTCCATTGCGACGCCTCGGGCTGCGGTGTTTATCTTCCACGACACCAGGGCGTTCTCGTCGTCGAGGGTCTTACCCCAGCCTGACGGCCGGGAGTATCGCTGATTCCTGCCTTCCTTGTCGATAATCATGGGTGCACCCGAAGCCCTTCTGAAATCAGGCTTTTCCGGTGTTCCTTCGATGTCTTCGAGATCGATGCTCGTCATTGGTTGGTCTCCTTGTTGCGGTGGTATGCGGCTAGTACTCGGGCGTTGTCGCAGATGCGACAGACCCGGTGCCCGTTCTTTCGGACTCGGAGATTCTCTCCGGCGTATTCGTGACCTTGGGGGCAGTGGGTCTTCAGGAGGTTGGTCTTGGCCTGGTTGGTCCCTGTCGCTCCTCGTCTGATGTTTTCGGCTTGCGTCACGGGTTCGAGGTGGTCTGGGTTGACGCAGAGGGTGTTCTTGCATAGGTGGTCGATGACCAGCCCTTTAGGGATCTTGCCGACCAGCATTTCCCAGACGCACCGATGGGCTGCCTGACCTCGGCCTTGGTACTTGACCCGGCCGTAGTTTTTGAGCCTTCCGCCCCGACCGTTGCCGGTCCACTGCCAGCAGTCGCCGGTGGCGTCGATCTGCCGTAGCACGGTTTGCGGGTCAGTCCTCATATGTGTACTCCTCGTTGCTCATTGCTTGGTTGGCTCTTGCATTCAGATATTCGATTGTTGCCTGATCGTGCTTGTTGATCTCGATCAGGTTCTCGACCATTTCGGCGAGTTGGCGGACCGTGTTTGTCGAGGATGGGTGCCGCCGGTAGAAGTGGCAGGTTTTCAGCCAGATGGGCTGAGAGATAGCCGTGGCTCCATCATTGCAGGGCGTAGTCACAGGGTTTCCTTTCGGTTGAGGTACCTCATGATTGGCGACTCTCTGAAGATGTTGTCAACGAGCGTCTGTTTGTAGTGACGCAGATGCCAGGGGAGCATGTCGTCCCAGTACGTCGCCCACGGCACCGTCAGCTTGTCGGGCCAGTCGATGTTGAGATTTATCCAGCGGATCATCGGCTTGTCCAGCGGATGTCGGACATGACGAGCTTGCTGGGCGTCGTGAACTTGATGCCGCCCACCATCTTGCGCTTCTGCTCGGGGTAGTATCTGCCGGTCTGCCCACCGTCGTTGGGGTCCATTGACTCGGAGTAGAACAGCACCTGCCAGTAGCGGGGGTTGCGTCCTCCTCGGTGCCACATCGAGTAGATGGGGTAGCCGACTTCGGCTTCGACCTGTCGGCGCTTCTGGTCGCCCATGCGCTGCCTCACAGGGTTCGCCTCCCCCACTCGGCGATGAGTGCTGCGTCGGACTTGCCGTTCTCTTTCTTGTACTTCCACTTCTCTGCCATTGCGGGCCACAGTTCGGTGGCCTTGTGGCGGCTGGCGTCTTTGTCCTTGCCGATCAGCTCGAACTCCTTCTTCCACTTCTGGGGCGTGACCCGCTCCATCGGTATCTTGAGTGCTTGGGTGGCACCGATGAGGATGCCGAATGACTTGCCGAACTTGAAGGTGGACGACACGCCTTGACCGGGCATCGAGTGGACCTGTTCGAGAATGACCTTTGTGGAGCGGTCGCCATCTGTGAGGTTCCAGCGGGTGAGGATCTCGGCGAGGGCGAGTCCATCAACTTCTCCGGCGACTGCTGGCATCGGGACGACATCGAGCAGCCTGCCGCTGCCGCTGACAAGGGCGAGGCCACCCAGTTGACCTGGATCTATACCGATGTACCAGCCCAAGCTCATTGTGTTGCCATGCGGGCTTCAAGCACCCGCTGTCGTTCCAGTTCGTTGAATCCTTCTTGCAGGTGGCTTGCGATGGCCTCTCGCACCAGTGACGCTCGGGACTGCTTCAGGTCTGCCGCAATCTGGTTGAGGTCTTCGAGGAATTGCCATGACACAGGGACGTTGAGTTGGACTGTGATCTTGTTGGGATCTGGCTTGTTTGTCATAAGCACATACTAGCAGCACCAATACCCTCTTATGTTACAGCACTGTTACAGTTTGATGGGAGCTGATGTATGCTCACCCGCATGGCAGCAAAACCACTCCACGGCAAAAAGCCAGACGGCCGAGGCCAACACAAAGTCATCCCGCTCGACGACTTCCGCAAACAGGCGTACCTCGGCTGGCTCTGCACACCAGTCAAAGAGCGAGACCCTCAAACCAAAGGGGCACTTGCCGAGAAGCTCGGCATCGACCGCCAGACGCTGAGCGCCTGGGTCAAGGACAAGGAGTTCCTCGAAGAGTGGGAGCGGCGCTACCTCGCCACCATCGGCAACCCCAGCCGCAAGAGCGAAATCATGGACACCCTGTACCGGACAGCCACAGACCCTGACGACCCCAAGCACGTCCAGGCAGCCAAGCAATACTTCGAGATCGAAGGCTCAGTCAAGCCCGCCAAAGTCGAACTCAAAGTCTCAGGCTCAGCCAAAGAGTTAACCGACGAACAACTGGCGGAAATCATCCAACTCAAAGCCGTAGGTGAAATGGAGAACCGCAAGTCCTCATGACCAACGAATCGGACTACTCCTTCAATGAACTACTGCGGGAAGCCGAATATCGCAAATGCGCCCCCGACACCAAAGACTCCAAGAAACTCCTCGAAGCATTCATCTACTTCTGCGAAAACCACTGGTCAATCCGACACCCAGAAAAAGGCCGCATCCGCTTCCACCTCTTTGAGGCCCAAATCGAAACAGTCGAATCCTGGCTCAACACCAGATACAGCCTCATCCTCAAAGCCCGCCAGATCGGCTTCTCCACCCTCGTCGCCGCCTTCGCCTACTGGAACGCCCAGTTCTACCCCGACCGGCCCATCCTCATGCTGTCGCGCACCGAACGCGAAGCCATCAAGCTCCTCCAGAAAGCCAAGTACGGATACCAGTTCCTCGACGAATGGTTCCAATGGCGATCCGGCCCAATGAACGCCACGCAAACCAAAATGGAGTTCACCAATGGCTCATACATCGAGAGCCTTCCGTCAGCGTCCGACCCGGCCCGTGGTGAATCGGCCTACCTCGTCGTCGTGGACGAACTTGCATTCCTCCAAAACTCAGAAGAAGCCTGGTCAGCAATCGAACCAGTCGCCGATGTCGGCGGTCGAGTCATCATGCTGTCCACAGCCAACGGCGAAGGCAACCTTTTCCACAGACTGTGGGTAGGGGCCACCAACGGCACCAACCGCTTCACACCACTCTTCTTCCCTTGGTCAGCCAACGGCAGAACACAAGACTGGTACGAAGCCAAAAAAGAAGACCTCCCCGAATGGGTGCTCGCCCAAGAATACCCAGACAACCCAGACGACGCCTTCTTAAAGTCTGGACGCCCAGTGTTTAATTTGGAGCGCCTACGTTCAATCAAAGTTGAAGAACCCACCACAGGATGGCTGCAAGTCAAAGGCAAAGAAATCCGCTTCCACGAAGACGGCGGAGCACTCAGCGTCTGGGAGGAACCAAACGCCAAAGGTAAATATGTCATCGGGGCCGACCCGTCACAGGGTCTGGAGCACGGCGACTTCGCAAGCGTCCACGTCATCAACGCACGCAACTATCAAGTCGTCGCCCACTGGCACGGACACATCGACCCCGACCTTCTCGCCACCGAAGTCCTCGACCCACTAGGACGCTGGTACAACCAGGCGCTCGTAGGCGTCGAGTCCAACAATCACGGCCTCACCACACTCAAGTTCCTCGCCCAAAAGAAATACCACCCGATCTACATGGAACGATCAGCCAAGTATAAGAAGTCGGTGCCGACCGACGTGCTCGGCTTCCGCACCACCCAAGTAACCAAACCGTTGATGATTGACGAACTCAACGAAGCGCTCCGCAGTTCGATGGACCTGCGCGACGAGAAAACCATCGCAGAACTTCGTACATTCACACGCGACGAGAAAGGCCGGATGTCCGGCTCGCCGTTCGACGACAGGACCATCAGCCTCGCCATCGCAAACCAGATGCTGAAATATGTGTGGCTCGAACAGTACGACGTGAAGGACGACACGCCGCCACCCGGCAGCTTCGGCGCATGGGAGCTGCAACTGTACGGCGACACGTTCAACCAGTTGATCTCCGGCAACGCCAAGAAAAGTAGGCCGAAACGTGAACCGATCGGCAGCAATTCGGTAAGAAACGACTGGTAATTGGCAAAACTTGTGCGAGAATGTCCGCATGGCAGAAACAAGACTCCAAAACAAGTCCCGTCCAGCCAAGCGTCCGATCGGCACGGCCAACTACTCAACTGGCACGGGTGCATTCACATGGACCGGGGGCAAAAAGCCTCGCAGCGATCCTCGCGGCTACCCCTCCCAGATCGGCGAAAGCGACGGTATCCACGGCGTTCCCTTCCCCGTCCTCGTTGCAGTCACGGCAATCGCATGAGCAGGTTTGCAAACAAAGGCCCGCTCCCAAAGCCTGCTGCGAAGCCGAAGGCCGACTCCGCCAGCGAAATTGCGGCCTTCGGAGATCCGCCGAAGCGCCGTCGCAAGAGGACTGAAGACGTTGGACAGTAAGTGTCCTCACGAGAACTGCACCAATTCGATCGAAGATGGTACGGACGAGTGCTATAGGCACCGCCTCCTGAGCGTCGGCGTCACTTGGCGTGGCGGTGCTCGGCTTGGTAAATCCAGCTGGAACGTCACCAAAAACGACTTCATGCTGCAAAACTTGGGCACCACCGATGACCGCGTAGTCGGCAAGCAAGGAATCGAAAGAGCGTCATGAATAGCAGCGAGTACCTGGCCTGGATGCAAAACGAGCTTCGGCGATCGAAGCGGTGGCGCGCCAACGGGCAGAGGAATTACGAGGATTCCTGGAAAAGGTACATAGACCTGTATCGCGGCCGTCACTACGACGCAAAGAACGACGTAGACCAACTCACGGTCAACATGATCTTCGCGACTCTCAACGTAATGGCTCCCGCCGTCGCAATCCGCAACCCGAAGTTCAACGTCAACGCCCGAACGCCAGACTCAGCGCCGCAGGCGATCATCACCGAAGAAGTGTTGAACTACATCTGGAGGTCCAACCATTTCCAGCAAGACTTTCGTCTCTCCATCAACGACTGGCTGTGTATCGGACACGGCTGGCTCAAAGTCGGATACACGTTCCAAAAAGAACCGGAATCGAAAAAGACTGACGGCGCAGGCCCAGCAGATGTTTCACAAGAATCCGAATACTCCGACCAAGGAGTAGACGACCGGATCGACACCGAAGGCAACGTCGAAACCGAACTGATCATCCAAACCGACGACGACCGTCCGTTCATGGAACGCATCTCGCCGTTCGATATGTTCGTAGACCCCGACTGCCGCCACCCCAAAGAGATGAGATGGATCGCCCAACGCACATGGCGTCCAGTGGCCGACGTAAACGTTGACAGTCGATACTCGGGAACAGCCCGCAAAAAAGTGTCAGGCAGTAGCTGGTCACGTTGGGACGGCGACCAGAACTCCAGCCGTGGCGACGCCCGAGACTCGTCAGAGAAACCGAACCAAGGCGCAATCTCCTACGTCGAGGTCATCGAGTTCTACGACGTAAAACGCAACAAGGTCGCCACCTTCGCAGCCCAAACACTGGGCAAAGAAGCGGCAACCCAACCAAACTTCCTCATCAAGCCGACCAAGATGCCATACGCGTTCGGGCATCCGTTCGTCATGCTCCGCAACTACGAAGTGCCAGACCACTTCTACCCGATGGGTGATGTCCAGCAGATCGAGTCGCTCCAACTCGAACTCAACGAAACCCGCAACCAGATGCTCAACTACCGGAAAAAGTTCCGGCGAGCATGGCTGTACGCACGCGATATGTTCGACCGTGAAGGCGTACAAGCGCTGGAGTCCGACGACGACAACGTGATGATCCCCGTCATGGGAGACGGCAACCCCGCCAACGCAATCAGTCCCGTCCCGCCATCCATCACCCCACCCGAGTTCTTCGACCAGTCGGCGATGATCTCGAACGACATCGACCGGATCTCTGGCGTGTCGGACTATCAGCGTGGCGCTCAGACAGCGATCAAACGGACAGCGACCGAAGCAGGCATGATCCAGGACGCGGCAAACGCACGCGCCCAAGACCGCCTCGACAAAGTGGAAACGATCCTTGCCCAGTGCGGCGAGCGTGTCGTCGGCCTCATGCAGCAGTACGTCACAGGCGATCAGGTTGCACGGATCGTCACGATCCCCGTCAGAGGCTGGATCAACTACGACAGTGACCGCATCCAAGGCAAGTTTGATTTTGATGTCGTAGGCGGTTCCACCGAACCACAAAACGAATCGACCCGCCGACAAGCCGCACTGCAAGCCGTCGATATGTCGGTTCCTTTCATGCAGGAGGGCGTTGTGAATACCCCGGCGCTCTACATGAAACTGTTGCGCGACGGCCTCGGGTTCAAGGACGCCGAACGGTATGTCAACATGCCCGAGGCAGGACCGCCTCCCGGTCAGGAGCAGGGGCCACCTCCCGGTGGCCCGCCGCCAGGGATGCAGCAAGGCCCGCCGCCAGGGATGCAGCAAGGCCCGCCGCCGGGGATGGGTATGCAGCCAGGGATGCAAGGCCCACCACCAATGCCAGGGCGAGGTGACATGCTCGACCCCCAAATGCTGCAACTGATGCAGCAAGAAATGGGTGGTATGCCACCACCGCCAATGGGCGGAGGGGCAGGCGACATTCCGCCAGAACTCATGGAAGCAATGATCCAAGCCTCAATGCAACAGCAAGGATAAAAAAATGGACGAAGCAACACGACAAGCGTTGATCGCCTATCTCCGTCGAACTATGGGGCCTCCCGGTTCAGGGGATCGTGACCCGCGTCCCCGCAACGTTGGGTGGCAACAGGCAGCGCCGAGGCCTCGCTGGACGGGGTACCGTCCAGAGCAAGGTATGGCCGAGGGGCAGCCAGATATCGCTGAACAGATGCGGATGTTCCCAGGCTCATACGTGGGCATAGGGAACTATCAACCGAGAGGCGAGGAGTATGGCCTGGACCAATACTCACCAGAAGCGCAGGCGTTTATGCGTCGTCGCCGTTATGGCGGGCAGTGACAAATAGCGCAACATCTGCGTAGTATGTGCAATACACCACAGACCAACCCTTAGAAAGCGGAGTCAGTGTCAGACATAGAACAAGCCCCAGAAGGGGTAGAGGCCGAAGTCAGTCCCGAAATCGGGGAAACTGGCGGAGACACCCAAGTCAGCGAAACACCGGAAGCACCGCCGATCGAATATCTCGATATCGACGACTCGCTTGCAACCAAGCACGTCAAAATCGAACGAGATGGTCAAGAGATCAGCGTCCCATTAAGGGAAGCTCTCGACGGGTACAACGTCAATTCCGTTGCAACCCAACGATTCCAAGAAGCGTCACAACTACGCCAAGAAGCCGAACAAGCAGTCCGGCTCCAACAGGCGTTGCAGGCAAACCCCGGACTCACCGTCCAATTCCTTGCCCAACAGGCAGGAACATCGGTACAAGAGTTCCTCGGGATGACCGAAGCACAGCAAGTAGCTGCTACTGAGGCCAACGCCGAAACAGACGAATATGTGGACCCGTTGGAACGACAGATTGCCGAGGAACGACAGGCACGCCTATCGCTCCAAGCCCAGTTCGATCAACGTGCAGCCGACGAAGAACTTTCGCGAGCGGTGGGTGGCCTGAAATCCCAGTTCCAAATCGACGATGACCAAGCACGAGCAGTCGTGGGCCAAGCACTCCAGATGGGTGTCGGTCCCGAAATGTTCCCAATGATCTACCAGTCAATGGCCTACCAAGCAGGGCAACAAGCCCAGCAGCAGTCGGCAGCAGACCAGCAGGCACAGCAACAGCAGCGATCAGCCGCAGTTGCACAGCAGGCGGCGGTAGTGAGTACGGCACCAAGTGCAGTCGGGACGACAACGAACGTGGGAGACCAATCTTTCAGCTCGATCCGAGATGCTGTGTTGGGTGCCTACGAACAGGTAGAGCGCTCCGCACGCTGATCGGTCTCTTCCCATAAGGACCCAAAATCATGGCACTCGCCACTCATACACCGACAACGTGGAACGACATTCTTTCCACGACCATGCACAACTACCACAAGACGTTGACTGACAACATCTTCGACTCGCGTCCGCTCCTGAACTACCTCATGAGCAATGGCCGAGTCAAGAAAACCAGCGGTGGTATCTCCATTGTTGAGCCGATCATCTACGTCGAGGGTGACTCCGACAGCTACGCCGAGTGGGACACCGTGACGGTGAACCCCGTCAACACGGCGACCGCCGCCCAGTTCGACTGGAAGCAGTTGTACGCCACCATTGCCATCTCCGGTCTCGAAGAGGCTCAGAACAACGGCAAGGAGCAGATCATCAACCTGCTCGAAGCCAAGATCATGCAGGCTGAGGACACCCTCAAGACCAAGCTGAATGGCATGTTGTTCGGGACCACCTCCGGCACCACGGCAGCCAACGACTTCACGTCGTTGATCGACCTCGTTGACGACACCGCAGCTGCTGGTGGAATCAACCCGGCCACCGAAACATGGTGGAAGTCCACCGTGACCGCAGTTGGCGCTGTTGACGCAGCGGGCCTCGAAGCAGCAATGCGGAAAGCCTACAACTCGGCATCTGATGCTGGCAACGACCGAGTGGACTCACTATTCACCGACGACACCACCTTCGGCTTCTACGAGTCCACCCTCACCCCGCAGGTCCGATACACCGACACTGCGAAGGCAAACCTCGGGTTCCAGAACCTGATGTTCAAGAACGTCCCACTCTTCTGGGACTTCCAAGCACCGGCGGGCGTCATGCTCGGCCTCAACTCGAAGTACGTCGGACTCACTATTCACAGTGACCGTGACTTCAAGCAGTCGCCGTTCACCGACAACCTGTCCGGTTCGCTCGGTGCTCCGGCATCTGGCGCTGGTATCGGCTCTGCCTCCGGCAACGCCCTTGACGCCCGTGTGTCGTTCATCACGACCTACGGCAACACGACGATCCGCAACCGTCGTCGCTGCTTTAAATTGACTGGGATTGCAGAAGCCTGATCCTCTGAACCCTGGGGAGGTTCTGCCTCCCCAGGGTTTCGACCTGCAAGGATGGGGATCATGGGAAATTACCAGCGCACACAGAACTCACAGAACGAGGGCATTGCTCTCGCACACACCATTGCCGGTGAGCCGGTGCAAGGCGTCGGCGGAGTTCAGCACGCCAACGGCGATGTTCAACCTGCCGGTCTGCATTCGACCGCGCCGTATGTACCGCCGAAGCGTCGAGCACACGACCAGGGCGACAAGCTGCTCTGCTCGGCCGAAGGCTGCAAGGCATACCCTATGAAGGCGCACCCGTACTGCCCTGGTCACGCCCGTAGCCTCGGGCTGGTCAACTGGAGCACGAAGAAGAAGGTCGTTGATGACAACACTGGGTGAATTGCGGACATTGGTCCGCACACAAACTGAGACGACCGATTCCGAGCTGCCCAACAGCACGCTCGACTGGTACATCCAGCAAGCCTTCGACCGCACCATTGCGGCGGAGAACACTTGGCCTTCCTACGAGGAGTCCTGGAACTTGACCCTCCTGGCAGGCGAACAATCCATGACAATCCCCTCCGACTGCAACCGGGCGTCGATCAACTCCCTCGTCGGCGTCGAAGTAGACACCTTCCGCAACTTCCGCCTCAACATGACGGACCATGAGACGGCCGAAGATTTCTACCTCGGCAACGTCATCACGGCGACGACGCCCTACCCATACGAGTATTCGATTTGGGCCGGTTCCTTCTGGCTCTGGCCGGTCACCGACGCTTCTGTGGACAAGAACTACGTCCTGCGAGGCCACCGCTACCCGACTGACTGGGTTGCTGTCGGTGCGGACTCTGAGGTGGATGCCGACATCCGCTTGCATCGTCCGCTCGTTCACTACGCCATTGCTCTCGCCTACGCCCAGCAGGAAGACGAAGCACTCGAAGACGTTTACATGAAGCGGTGGCAGATGGACGTTGAGGCTGCGCGCTCAGCGATCATGGAGCCGTCCCGTCAGCAGCCGATGTCGTTCGGCGGGGGTCGTAGAGATTTTCGTCGCGTCCGCCACATCAACATCAACACCCCTTGAGAGGTCTCTGAATGCCGAATCTTCCAGTTCCTGATCTTCCAGGTGGCACAGTTGAGTCCACCGACAAGATTCTTGGTGTCAAAGCGAACGATCCAGGTCAGGATCTTGTGCTGTTTCCGTATGGCACCGATCAGGCGGTGCAGGACGCAGCTATCACGGCGACTGAGGTCGTGGCGGATGGGGCGGTGCAGCGTGCTGGCGACACTATGACGGGGAACTTGGATGTCCCGTCGTTGGTGGTTGATGGTGGTCCGTTGACGGCTGGTGGGTCGTTGACCGTGGTTGGGTCCACGAACGTCGGCGACCTCACGGCAACCGGCGGGGTGCTCGCGTCAGGCGGTACGGGAACGTCGGTGGCGAACGCTAACGCTCTGGAAGTCATAAACACGAACGCTGCGTCGGGTGAGCAACGGTTCAAGCTGTCTGTAACAAGCTCTGGCGCTCCGCGTCTCGATGTCATGTCGGACGACGGCACCGCCGCTGGTCGCAACATTTTCATAG